CGCTTGATAGATCCCCAAAAAATTGGGTGCGACCGTGCCAACAGGTATTGGTTCTAAAGCACGGATAATCTCCCGCACCCGCGACAATAATCATGTCAGGGACAAAATCCAGCGGGACTTTTTGCGTCAGCGTCGCCCCTGTGCCGGTATATGTCCCTGTTTTAAGAGAGGCCATAATCTGTCCTTACGCCGGATTTTCTGTTGCAGTAGTCTGAATATCAGGCACAGTGTAAATTCCCGTCGCCACAGTCCCGGCGTTACCAACCACACAGCGGGCATAAATAGTTTTGAGTTGGTCGGTGCTGGTGGCGTCCATGGCTGGCAGGTCAGTTGAGTCCAGTGACTCTTCCCAAGTAGTACCGTCGGCCGAGAGCTGCCAGTTTCTGTCCGTCTGCTCGTTGACGAGAGTCATGGCAATACCCGTGTAGTTGTAACTTCTGGCAACCAGATACAGGGTCACGGGGTCGCTGGTGATCGTCGCCGGAGTGCCGGTGTTGTCTAGGGTCACAGACACACTCGTCGGGTTGCTGGCCAGAGACTCACAGCGCCAGGTCACGCTACCGTCGGTTACGGTTGCATCGGTCACAGTGGGCCACGTCGGGGCACTGGCAGCAGTAGTCCCTGCCACAGTGCAGCGATAGGTATAGTCGCCCACGGTTACGGTCTGGCCAATGGTAAAGGCAGTGGAGGCTGCATAAGTGTGGCTGGCAGTGCCGATGCTCAGGTAGTCGTAGGCGGCGCCGTTGGTTTTGCTAAGTCTCAACATGGTTTGGCTCCTTTATGCTAGGTCGTAGATCAGTTGATTTCAAGGCTGTGCGGGATCAGTATTCCGCATCGGCTGCGCTCCCATCGGATGGTTTTGATCCCTGCCTGGCGGCCGACCGATTTGAGCCCCTGAATATCCAGCAGGGTGCCGTTGCCGCCTTTGATTTCGGCCATCGCTCCATTGACCAGACACACGTCCGAAAACGTGTAAGGGTCGCCAAAACGCACATGTGACTCTCCCGAGCGCAGGAGATAAATCTTTTCGGCGTTTAACAATTCAAAGGTGACCGGCATTTTCCCCCCATCGGCAAAACGGGTGATGGCATTACGCAGCCCGTCTCTTTCGCGCACGCCTCAATGTCGGCCCGGCAATACCCGGTCGGCGAATAATGACAGCGGCGCCCCTGGTCCTTTTCGCAGTGATTACGTGCTTGGCTTGACATCACATACCATTGATCGAATCGGCCAGAATATTCCACTGTTATGCCTATGGTTAATAATGAAACCCACTAGCCCTGCGTGGTCGGGCTCCGGTTCGTACAGATAACATCTGTTCCAGTTCTTGCTTAATAAATGCCCGAAAAACCGGATCAACCGCATGGTTTAACCCTTCCGATGAAATTCTGAACACCGCTTCCGTCAACAGTTCATCCATCATGTTTTCCCATGGCAATTCATCGGTCAGGCTGTAAAGGCTCTCGGGCAGCCAAAACCCTATTCCCTTGACCGTCACGGTGGCGTCTGGATAAGGGAAAAGATATAATTGCGCTCCGACAAGTTCATATTTTTGGGGCGTTCCGATCTTATCCTTATCGGCCCGCTCTCCCGGAAGCAAAGGCGTTAGCTCAATTTTGGTATTCCCGGAAAGCAAGTAGGGGTCTTCCGAAAATCCCAAAAACTCCACTGGCAAGCCAATTCTTTTTCCAGCCGGAAAATTAAACGAAACAGTCTGGCGAATCAAATCACTGCGCCGATAAGCCAATTCCTTGCCAATGCTGCGCACTGCAGCATTGGCGGCCTGAATAATATTCACTCCGGTTGACCCGTCCAGACGGGGTAACAAGGAAAGCAGCAGGTCCTGTACGGTCATCGCTTCGACACCTCGTCAACGATCTGTTTTGCTTCGGCGCTCGAAAGACCAAACTGCTTTTGCAGTTGCTCCGCCGCCGTCTTCTTGGTCCCCGACTCTTTCAACACCCTCTGGGCCGCCCCGATCACCACGGGGTCATGCAAAGGGTCCGCCGGGATGTCCTCCTGAATCTCCTCCAGCGACTTGGTATCCACGGATGCGGCGAAGAGACCCTGTTCGGCTGCCTCCTCGGCGCTCTCCATCTCTGGGAAGACCTCATCGGCTGAACTATCCCCATCGTGGAGGGCATTCTCGGCCGCCCGGCCCTCCGTGATCCCCACTCTCTCCTCGAAAACTTCCTCGTCCTCTTCGATGACGGTCTGCTTCGGGAGCATTTTCATGGCTCTTGCATGCATTTCGGCCTGGGCTCCGTAGGGGCGATAGATTGTCGGCCCCATGCGCAGAAAAATCCGAGCATGATCGTCGTTCTGGACCTCGCAAACGGCGTGGCCCTGTCTGTTTTGCCGAAAAACGTAGTTCACTCCGCCGCGGGTGATCACGGTATCCCCGGCACGATCAATAAGGCAGTGAATTAACATGTGTGTCCTCCTGGACTGAGATAGGTGGCAAGGGGGGCCTTGAGCCCCCCTTGCGGTCAGGCAGGTTTATGGAACAGGCGAACCGTGAAATCCGCATCCGTCGTTCCGGTAGTCGCCGGGGTGGTGATTTTCATGGCGACGATTCGGTCGCTGTCGCTGGCTGTGAGTTGCAAGCCACCGGCCACCGCCGCGCGGGCCACCCCGCCGGCCTGAGCGACAGTAGAACCGGTGATCAGATTCTGACCCGATTCCAGGTCGTCCTCGTCGCCGTTGAGGATGCCCACATCGAAAACGATGTCGGCGCCGGTCGAGCCATCCTCGGCAATGACGATCAAATCCACCGGCACATGGCCGGCGGGGAGAATGACGAGTTCACCTATCTGGTTGTCGGTTTCCAGTTCCGCCTTGAGCAGGTTGACGGTCCCATCGTCCGTCACCACGCCGCCCGCGCGGCTGCCGCTGATCCCGACGCCGTTGTTAACGCGGGTGCTTTTTTTGTTAGCCATGACTGGCTCCTTTCAATGTTAAATGGTGTACAGGGGGGCCAAATTCGCCCCCCTGCCGTTATTCATCCACTCAGGCGGCCGCTGCGGTATCGACAGCCATAATCCCGAAGTCGATGCCGTTAAATGTGGTCTTTTTGCAGCCCCAGATACACGACGTGGAGATGACCGCCTGATTGCCGTTGTCCCGGCTCTCCTCGTACCAGTCGAAACGGAATCCCGTTCCCGGGCTGCCGAAGGCCACCCCGCCGGCCTGCTCTCCAAGAAAAAGCGCCCTTGCTGCCGCAACGTTTCCGCCGGACCCGTAATCCGAGAAGCGGATGATCCCCTTGTGCTGTTGCAGGACCACGCCGTTATGCATTCCCAGTCCACCCTTGACGATAGGGGACCTTTCCCCCACAGCCGCGGCCAGGGATTTTTGGATTTCCAGCCAACCCGTCCCTCCGGTGTCGGCGCGCAGGTCCCGGGCCTGCCAGGGATTCATCACCATGACGTAGCGGTCCTCGCCGTTGATTTTGATCGGCTGAATGGCCGGAATTTCCGTCGTTTCCCCGCCCATCATGTCCGCCACCGCCAGAGCCTTGTCGATGATCGTGGTGGTCATCTTATCCGTGGCCGCCAGGGTCGCCTTCACCGTCGCCCCCGGCATCACCAGATGGTCACTGTCCGGAGCCGACAGGCTGTTGTTTGCCCGGCCCGTCCAAGAGGTCGGCAGCAGATATCCGGCATTCACTCCGCGTGCCCCCGCAAGGTAAATAAACAGGATCTCGTCGAATACCCGACCCCACCATTCGGCCTGACGCTTGCGGGCGATTTTGCGCAGGTCGTGCAAGGTGCGCTTTCGGGTCATCTTCCCCCCCGTATTCACCCCGGCGCGCATCTGATCGATCCACACCTGGTCCGTGTAGAACGTCAAATCCTCCTCGGTCCCCTCCTGCACGTTGTCCCCCTCGATCGGCTGCTGCTTGAGCTGCATCGAGAGGTCATAGGTGATCGTTTCACCCGCATCGCTTTCCAGCTCAGTAAGCCGGGTGATGGGCATTCCACTGTCCACGCCTTCGCCCATCATTTTGGACGTGAAGAAAGAGTGTTTGGGACTGTCGACGGCCAGGAAGGCACTGTACTTCTTTACCGCCTTGGGGTCGTTAAGACCAATAATCGTGCGTGCCATGGTAAACCTCCTATGGCTTTGGCGGCCCTCCTGAGCCTGGTTATTTCCGTTCTTTTCGTTCCGTTCGCTCTATGGGGATGGACCGGTTTGCCGTGAGCTTGAGTTGCACTCTCCGGCCCTCCTCTTGGACACCGCATACGATGTCCTCGCCGATCCGAATTTCGACGTGCTCCCGGACCCCCACCGTCAGTCCGAGGCGGATCTTCCGCCGGTCCTTGCGGTCAGCCCTGATCGTCACCTGATCAGGGCCTTCCCCGATGGTGACCTGTTCGCCCTGGGCTATATCAAGGTAAAGGGCCAATTTTCATGTCTCCCGCGTCCAGCGGTCACGTTGCTCTGGCGTCATGCTCGCCACGGCCGCTTCCAGATCCAGCCCTTGAAGATTGTCCAGATGGGCGAATTCACCCTGTCCGACCTCCGCAGGTGCCGCCGCCGGAGCCGTCCCCAGGGCATGGGTCGCCGCCGCCGGGCGGGGCGAAGCCGGGCGTTTTTTCCCATCAAGCGTCGCCGGCTTTGTCTCGGCCTCAATCTGTCGCCGTCCCCGTACACTATCGAGCGCCTGGCTCACCCGCTCCTTGGCCGCATAGATCAGTTCGATACCGCTGAGTCCCGCCGCTTTTTCACTCGCTGCAAGGCGGATCACCTCGCCGTTGAGCATGTCTCCCAGGGGGGTTCCGAGGCGCCACTCTTTGTTGTGCTGCCAGAACGTTTCACACTCAGCCGTCCAGAGTTGAACGTCGGCCTTGGCGTTGTTCATTTGAGCCTTCAGAGCGTCGCGCTGCTCATTGTACTCAGACAGGGTAATATCCCCTTCATCGTACCTTGCATCCAATCCCGTGAACTGGTCCTTGAACTCCGGCAATACCTTCCCGTCATCCCGAAACCTGAACCGCACCGGCGGGATGTCGGCGGGAACTTCAATCTCCTCC